GGCGGCTGCATTTCCTGCGGTGTTAATTGACCCTTCAGCTGGAATGAGTGGGTTGACAGCGGGCGGCGCACTATTTGCAGTTACTAGTGGGACAACTTTGTTTTTGATGCAGCAAACCACAACAGGCAGAGCCGGCGTTAATGACACGAATTTCACCAATTCATCAGATATTAGGTTTGGGTTTACATATCTGATCTGAGTTTAATTCGCGCTGATTAAGCAATCAGCGTGTTAAATGGCTTTGTTGAAATTAGGGAGAATCTGATGTCAATTTCCGAAACAACCGCTATCGATCGAATTGAAATCGTTGGCAACGGCATCGTGCAGGTGCGCGAAGCCACGACCATCACCAAGGACGGCGAGTTCTTCGCACGCCAATTCCGTCGGTGGACGCTGACGCCTGGTGCGGATCTCACCGGTCAGCCTGCCAGCGTTGTGGCGCAGTGCCAGGCCGCGTGGACGCCGGAGGTGATTGCCGCGTATCAGGCGCAGATGGCAGCCTTGCAGCCCTGACGAGCGCCAACGATGAAGGCTCGCTACAAGGATCCAGAAGGCGGGCTGACAGAGGCCGGCAGGCGGCATTACGAGTCGACGGGCGAGAGCGGAAACCTCCAGCCCGGCGTGAAGGAGTCGAGCCCTACCGGCCAGCGTGCTCGCCGCAAGGGTTCGTTCCTCACGCGGTTCTACACCAATCCGTCAGGCCCGCTGGTCAACGACAAGGGTGAGCCGACGCGGCTTGCGTTGGCGGCTCGAGCATGGGGCGAACCTGCTCCGCGCACCGCAGCTGCTGCGCAGCGTCTGGCCGCGAAGGGTCGCAATCTGCTCGAGAAGTACAAGGCCGAGGCTTGATATGGAATACGACAAGAACACAGGCGGGATGCGGCTGACGCCAGAGCAGATCCTCAAGCGCCACGACGCGGCCCAGAAGAAGAAGGACGAGTTCCAGCAGATCTACCAGGACGCCTACGAGTTCGCGCTCCCGCAGCGCCAGCTGTACGGCATCTGGGAAGGTGGCAGCACCGGCACGAAGAAGATGCAGCGCGTCTTCGACTCGACTGCCATCAACAGCACCCAGCGGTTTGCGAACCGGCTGCAGTCGGTGGTCTTCCCGCCGCAGCGCAAGTGGTCGCGGCTTGAGCCTGGCCCGTCGATCCCGATCGAGCGCACGCAGCAAGCCCAGGCGATCCTGGACGCATACGGCGACAAGATGTTCGCCGTGCTCAAGCAGTCGAACTTCGACATCGCGATCGGCGAGTTCCTGCTGGATCTCGCTGTCGGCACGGCCTGCATGATGGTGCAGCCGGGCGACGACGTGACGCCGATCAACTTCATCCCGGTGCCGCTGTTCCTGGTCTGCTACGAGGAAGGCGCCAACGGCCAGGTGGACAACGTCTACCGCAAGATGCGCATGAAGGGCGAGTCAATCCAGCGCCAGTGGCCGGATGCGAAGCTGCCGGCTGAAGTGCAGATGCGGATCGAGCAAAAGCCCACCGATGATGTCGACCTGGTCGAGGCCACGATCCACGACTACAAGCGCGGCGACTACTGCTATCACGTCATCGACAAGATCTCGAAGCAGGAGATCGTCTACCGCCGCCGCAAGACCTCTCCCTGGGTGATCTCGCGCTACATGAAGGTCGCGGGTGAGATCTACGGCCGCGGGCCTCTGATCACCGCTCTGCCCGACATCAAGACGCTGAACAAGACCAAGGAGCTCCTGCTCAAGAACGCGAGCCTTGCTGTTGCCGGCGTCTACACGGCTGCCGACGATGGCGTGCTGAACCCCGCGACGGTCAAGATCGTGCCGGGCGCGATCATCCCGGTGGCACGCAATGGCGGCCCCCAGGGTGCGAGCCTGCAGCCCCTGCCCCGCTCTGGCGACTTCAACGTGTCGCAGCTGGTGATCAACGACCTGACGGGCAGCATCAAGCGGATCCTGCTGGATGAGTCGCTGCCGCCGGACAACATGAGCGCCCGCTCGGCCACCGAGATCGTGGAGCGAATGAAGGAGCTCGCGCAGAACCTGGGCTCGGCGTTCGGACGCCTCATCAACGAGACCATGATCCCGCTAGTGGCCAAGATCCTCGAGGTCATGGACGAGCGCGGAATGATCGACCTGCCGTTGCGTGTCAACGGTCTCGAGGTAAAAGTCACCCCTGTCGCGCCGCTCGCGCAGGCGCAGAACATGGAGGAGGTTAATGCCATCCTCCAGTACGCGCAATTGATGCAAGCGTTCGGGCCTGACGGCCAGCTGGCGCTCAAGGGTGACGCGGTGGTCGACTACATCGGCGACAAGCTCGGCGTGCCGGCCACCGTGCGCAACACCCGCGAAGAGCGTGCCGTGCTCATGGAAGAGGCGCAGAACAGGCAGATGGAAGCGATGGCCATGCAGCAGGCTGCCATGCAAGCCCAAGGCGCAGCGCCGGCAGGAGCGCCCGCTTGAGCGGCTGGGACGAGATCGAGGCGCTCGCGACGCCCGACATCCGCGAGGCAGACCAGAAGCGCGACGACCTAGACCGCCTGGTGCTGCGCGTATTCAACGGCGAGGACGGCCAGCGGTTGCTGATCTGGCTGCGCCACATGTACGTCGACGTGCCGATCGCCGTGCCCGGCACCGACCCCTCGCATGCCTTCTACGCTGACGGTCAGCGGTCGGTGGTGCGAGACATCCAGGCACGGATCAAAAGAGCGAGGAACCTTTGAGCGACACTGCAAACGAGCCCGGCAGCACCGGCCTACTCGACAGCGTTACCGTTGAAGACGACAGCAAGCCGGCAAGCCCCCAAGCAGCGCAGATCGATCACCGCGCCGCTGACCCCAGCGCACCAGCACCCGAGGAGCCCCTCGAGCGCCCGGAATACTGGCCCGAGAACTTCTGGAAGAAGGACAGCAACGAGCCCGACCTCGAGGGCATTGCGAAGTCCTGGCGCGATCTGCGAGCCAAGATCAGCAAGGGCCAACACAACGCCCCGGCTGACGGCAAGTACGACCTGACCGCGTTCGGCGATGGCAACGCCGAGAACCCGATGGCCAACGCGCTGACGGGCTGGGCGAAGGAGCGCGGTCTCAGCCAGGCCGACTTCGACGACCTGGTCGGCACGCTGCAGACGCAGGCCAAGGAGCTCATGCAGGGCGAGATGGTCGACCCGGCTGTCGAGATGAAGAAGCTGGGGCCGAATGCCAACGCGGTGATCGGCGGCATGGTCGACTGGGCTCGCGGCCTGGTCAATAAGGGCGTCTGGGGCAAGGATGACTTTGAGGAATTCAAGATCATGGGCGGCACCGCGGGTGGCATCCGTGCGCTGATGAAGCTGCGCGAGTCTTACGAGGGCCGGATCCCGATCGAGGTTGCGCCGATGGAAGGTGCGCCCAGCAAGGAAGAGCTCTACCAGATGGTGGGCGACCCGCGATACAAGACGGACGCCGCCTACCGTCAGAAGGTTGAAAGACTATTCCAAGCAGTCCTACAATAGCCCTGTAGTCTCCTCCTCCCTGATGGATTGACCCGGCCTCCCCGCCGGGTCTTTTTTCGTCCACTTGTCAAACGGGCCGATCAGGAAATAGAATCGGCGTCAAGGCCCACCGGGTTTACCCGACCCTCACCGCAGCGGAAGCTGACGAGTGGCTGGCGCAACCAGCAAGCATTCGGCCCTGTGCAACGCAGGCCCACCGGCGCGAGAACCCCAAGTTTTCAACCGAATGAGGTGATCAAATGGCTATTGGTCTTTCCAATGCCTTCGTGACTCTCTTCGACGCTGAGGTCAAGCAAGCCTACCAAGGCAAGGCAATGCTTGTCGGGGCCACCCGGGCGCGTCGCGGAGTCGAAGGTTCTATCGTCAAGTTTCCCAAGGTCGGCAAAGGCACCGCGACTCTGCGCGTTCCGCAAACCGACGTTACCCCCATCAACGCGAGCTTCTCGCAAGTCACGCTGACCTTGCAGGACTGGAATGCTGCCGAATACTCGGACATCTTCAGCCAGGCCAAGGTCAACTTCGACGAGCGCCAAGAGCTTGTGCAGGTTGTCGCAGCCGCTGTCGGCCGCCGTCAGGATCAGATGATCATCGACGCGCTGGTCAACTCGGGAACGACCGCCACCGTTGCGAACAGCATCGGCGGGTCGAACACCAACCTGAACCTGGCCAAGCTCCGCGACGCGAAGCGCCTGCTCGACAAGAACAATGTGCCGCCCGAGGGCCGTCACATTGTGATCCACGCCAACAGCCTGTCGAACCTGCTGTCTGAGACCTCGGTCACCAGCAGCGACTTCAACACGGTCAAGGCGCTGGTTCAGGGCGAGCTCAACACGTTCCTGGGCTTCACCTTCCACGTTCTGGGCGACCGTGCCGAGGGCGGGCTGCCGATCGATGGTTCGAGCGACCGCAAGGTCTTCGCGTTCCATCAGCAGGCAATCGGCTACGGCGAGGGCATCGCAATGCGCACCGAGATCAACTACATCCCGGAAAAGACCAGCTGGCTGGTCAACGAGGTGTTCTCGGCCAACGCGGTTGCGATCGACGCCGAGGGCATCGTTCAGATCACCTGCCGCGAATAAGGAGCAGATCATGGCATTTTCGAGCACTGGTCTTGCATTGGTCGCCGGTTCCAAGGCTGGCAACGCACCGCAGATCTGGTCATACCAGTCGGCTGATGCGATTGCTGACGTGAACACCGAGGGCTATTTCAACTCGGTCGCGTCGCTGATGAAAGTCGGCGACATGATCTATGTGTACGACACGGCAACCCCGACCGCCAATCTGGTGGTGGTAGTGTCGAACACCGGCACGGTTGTCGACGTGTCGAACGGTCAGTCGATCTCTTTGACCGACAGCGACTAATAGCAGCAGCAACCAGAAGGGCCGGCTTTCGCCTCGAGCGGAGGCTGGCCTTTCTCACATTGAGGGGCCGCAATGGCTGCAGGTGATACGGGAGTCAGGATCTGCTCGGACGCGCTGCTCATGCTGGGCGCAAAGGCGATCACCTCATTCAACGATGGCACCGACTCGAGCTCGGTCTGCGACCGGCTCTACCCCAATGTGCGCGACTCCACCCTGATGATGTACCGGTGGAGCTTCAGCATGAAGAAGATCGCGCTGGCGCAGCTGGTGACCGCACCCGGCAGCTACTGGCGATATGCATACCAATTGCCTGGCGACCGCCTGGGCAACCCGATGGCGGTCTACCCGAGCAGCAACGTCGGCACCCCGATCGACAAGGACTGGGAAATCCAGGGCGACCAGCTGCTGACCAACCTGACCGCGGTCTTCATCGACTACCAGTACAGCGTGCCCGAGTACGCGATGCCGCAATACTTCGTGCAGCTGCTGAAGTACCAGATGGCCTGGCACATTGCCGAGGCGATCACCGAGCAGCAGGACAAGTCTCTGCGCTGGCAGCGTGTGGCGCTGGGTGACCCGGCTGAGAACATGCGCGGGGGC